ACAGAAAGCAATTACCTTCCCTGATGCAGAGATTAACTTTAACATGTCTGCAACGATGTTGGATATGATTAAGAAAACTTCTTCAGTCCTTCGTGCAGCCGATGTATCAATCGTTGGTGATGGTAGTAAGGTTACTGCTGTCGTTGGTGATAAGAAGAATGCCACTGGTAACTCTTACAGTGAAGCAATTGGTGACACTGATAAAGTATTTAAAGTTAATCTGAAAGTAGAAAACTTAAAGATGCTTCCAGGTGATTACCAAGTGTCAATCTCCAGCAAGAAGATTTCTCGTTTCAAAGCACCAAACACTGACTTAGTTTACTATGTCGCAGTAGAAGCAGATTCTACATTTGAGTTTTAATTGATGAGAGGGTATAATTCCCTCTCTGTTTTTATTATGTTTGGAGTGATATATGATTGATAGTCGTGATGAAATGTTTTTGTGGGTAGAAAAGTATCGTCCACAGAAGATTGATGATTGTGTTTTACCACAGGCACTGAAAGAGACTTTCCGCCAGTATGTAGAGCAAGGTGAACTACCTAACTTCTTGTTCACTGGTTCTGCTGGTGTGGGTAAAACTACAATTGCCAAAGCACTATGTAATGAAATTGGTGCAGAGTTTATGATGATCAACGGATCCGAAGAATCGGGTATTGATACTCTGCGCACTAAGATTAAGGGATTCGCTTCCACTATATCATTGACTGATGCCAAGAAAGTTGTCATCCTCGATGAAGCGGATTACCTTAATGCTAATTCAACTCAGCCAGCACTTCGTGGATTCATTGAAGAGTTTGCCAACAACTGCCGATTCATTCTAACTTGTAACTTTAAGAATCGTATCATTGAACCTATCCACAGTCGTTGTGCTGTAGTGGAGTTTAAGATTGATTCCAAAGACAAGCAGGAGATCGCTGCAACCTTCTTCAAGCGAGCAGTGTCAATCCTCAAACAAGAGCAGATTGAATTCGATCCTAAAGTTGTTGCCGAACTAATCACTAAACACTTTCCAGATTACCGTAGAATTCTAAATGAACTCCAACGATACTCTGTTTCTGGCAAGATTGATTCTGGCATCCTTGTCAATATGTCTGAGGAATCATTTAAGGGTTTAATTAAACTACTTAAAGAGAAAGACTTTACAGAAGTCCGTAAGTGGGTTTCGAAAAACTCTGACTCAGATACCACATCACTATTCCGTGAACTATACGATAGTGCTGCAACTACGATTGAACCAAACAGTGTTCCACAATTAGTTCTTATTCTTGCAGACTATCAATATAAAGCAGCATTTGTAGCTGACCATGAACTAAATATAATGGCAGCACTCACTGAGATTATGGCTCAGTGTAAATTCAAATGAGGCTAACATGGAACTTATACTACTAGTAGTATTCACATTTGTTGTATGGATAATGGGTGCAGTATCTGGCTGGAACGCTAGAGAAAAACATGCCAAGAAGCAAATTGAAAAACACTTTAAGACCATACAACAATTTGAAGAACAAGAAGAAGAACAGATCCATATCATTATCGAAAAACATAATGATATGTTATTCGTTTACGACAAAGATACTAAACAATTTATGGCACAGGGATCTTCAAAGGAAGCCGTAGAGAAAGTCCTTGTAGAAAGATTTCCTGGAAAACGATTTGCTTGTCACGAGTCTACACTGAAAGAAGTTGGATTTATATCATGACACCATTTGACTTTATTAATGCAATCAATTCCACAAAGAAAGATCTCTTAGCAGAAGACCCGATGGCTAAGAAGGACTATGTTCCTTTTATCATTAACAGGGGTTTGGGTTATTTTCCAGATACAGTCCTATATGCAAACGAGATGAATCGCAACTCATCTATTCCAGTGGACTGGCAGTTTTCTTTTTTACTAAATAGTATCTCTAAGAAGAAAAGATTCTCCAAATGGCACAAAAAAGATGCCGAAACAGAGTCTCTTCGATTAGTTAAAGAATACTTTGGTTATTCCGATTCTAAGGCAGTTGATGCCCTAAGTATATTGACGGAAGATCATTTAGTTATGATAAAAGAAAAATTATACAAAGGTGGAAAATAATGACTGTCGAATTGATTTATTACGACTGGACAGCTGAGTCCATGCTTGAAGTGATACTACCAGAACCAGATAACTTTCTAAAGGTTCGTGAGACACTTACCCGCATCGGGATCGCTTCCAGAAAAGAAAACAAGTTGTATCAATCTTGCCACATTTTACATAAGCAAGGTAGATACTTCATAGTCCATTTCAAAGAATTGTTTGCTCTTGATGGTAAAGAATCTAATATCACGAGTGGCGATATCGAGCGCAGAAATGCTATTGCTGGTTTGCTACAAGATTGGGATCTATTAAAGATTCTAAATAATACGCAAGCAGACAATAAGGCATCTTTGTCTCAAATTAAAGTAGTCTCTTTTAAAGAGAAAAATGAGTGGGAACTTGTTCCCAAATATAACATAGGAAAAAAAGCAAAATGATCAAACTTGAATTGAGTATAGACGATTGTAATATGATTCTTCGTGTATTGGGTAAGCACCCATTTGAGGAAGTAGTTGCAGTTATTAACAAAATTAAACAGCAAGGTGAACCACAGGTTGTAGCATTAGAAGCAGAAGCTGCAAAAAATGCACCAGCTGAAACACCTGCAGAAAAAGCATAAATACCATTAGGTATAACTAATGATTTTCATTAGCTGGTTTTTGTCCTCTCAATCCTAAGTAATAAGTCCAACAATGGACAAACAATTAGGAGATTATTATGTGGACAAAACCATCAGCAACAGAAATGAGATTTGGCTTTGAAGTTACAATGTATGTAATGAATAAGTAATAAGAATTCACCTTAGGACCACTAAGTTACGAATCGTATAAAGCAGGCATGACGCACGATGTCGCTGGAATTGTAACCAGCATTAATGATATGCCTTCGGGGTATCAATTTTAATTAAACTCGCTTAATAGGAGAAACACAATGGTACGACAATTCATCCCCACATTTTTTGGTGAACACTTCAAAGACTTTGATAAGGTGTTCGTAGGTTTCGATGACCAGTTCTCGAAGATGCAAAGTCTTCATGACGAACTAACCAAAAACATCCCTAACTATCCTCCATTCAATGTTCGCAAGAACGGTAATACCTACACGATTGAAATCGCTGTGGCAGGTTTCGCACAAAACGAAATCGACATTACCATTGATGGTGGTAAACTAATCGTTAAGGGTAACTCTGAGTCAACAGAACCAGAGGACACTGATTATCTGTTCAAAGGTATTGGCATGCGTGCGTTTACTCGTGCATGGGCAATCGGTGATCAGTATGAAGTTAAAGATGCTGAGTTGTTCAATGGTGTATTAAAGATCGCTCTCGATCAATTAATCCCAGAAACACAGAAAGCAAAGAAAGTTCCAGTGAAGACTAAGGGACAGAAGTCATTCTTACAAGAGGACGCATATGAAAAAGCTGCTGAACAATTGTAAGAATATCATCCTTGGTATTGCTGAGGGTATCCAAGCATTCAGAACTTACAAAGCTGGTAAAGTAAAATGAACAATTGGATCCCAATGACAGATGACGATTGGGATTGGGTAAACGGTAAAGCACCTAAACCAACCAAGTAATCGTACAAGTAGGGAGAGTTTCGGCTCTCCCTAAATACTTGTATGAAAGCCAAACTATCACCAAACATGATATCTTTCGTCACAGTTCGTCGTGGTGACTGGATATTAAAAATATCTGTTTACAAAAATAAACAGGTGATGGTAGTTGCACAGCATTACTATGATTATGAAAGAACTATTATTCATTTCTTTACTGATCAAAACTATGCAGCAGATTTTATTGAACAACTTGTTATAGAGGATTGACATGACAGAGATTAAAGTATTTAAATTGATTAGTGGTGAAGAACTGATTGGTAAAGTAGAAGTAACTGCACTTGGATATTATGTAGAAGCACCAGCAACTATCCTCATGCAACAAACAAAAGATGGA